TCAACGCTGGGTTTTTTCGCCCCTCCCCGCGATATCGCCAAGGCGGACGCCGAGTTCCGCGCAGAGCTGCCGCGTGATATCCTCGGCAGTGATATGGTCAAACTTACGCGTTGTCTTGCTGCGTGCGTGGACAATCAAATGGTCAAATGCCGTAACACGCACTGTAGCCTTTGCACGGTCGCGCTCGAGCGCATAGATATTTCCCTCAAAAACGAGATTTCCCGTGTCATCGTAGCCATAACAGGTGTAGCCATTATCCACGTCAATCACGGGGACATTCGGATCGCGATCGTCCTGCACAAAGGAAAACTCAAGCTTACGCGCGACGTTCAGCCGCGATCCTGACCATGTGCAGGATGTGAGCAGATGAGAAATATCCGTCTGCATAATCTTGACCTTCATACACCCTCCTATTTCAGTTTAAGCTTACCGAGTGCGCCGCGCAGCTCCTTCATCGCAAGATTCTTGATGCCGTTCGCGTTTGCCATGCCGCGCCAATGCTGATAATCACCGTACGCCTTTTTACTCGCGTCGAGGAAGTCCTGCACGCGCTGAATGGCTTTCGGGCGTGGCGGTGTACGTTCCACAGGGCGATCTTTCAGTCCTGTCTTGTCGTCCACCTGCTTGTCGTTGTTCGCCATCGGCGTATTGAGGTCTTTCCACTCCACGAGATCGAGGTCAAAGTAGATGTCGCGTGAGCCGTCCTGCTCTTTGTAGTCAAAGGACTTGATTGCAACCATCAGATTGACGGGGCTGTCCGTGATAATGATACGGACGGGCTTTTTCGCCTCTTTCCACTTCTCGATTTTTGCAACGCACTCTGACGGCTCTGCAGAGTCACCGACCACGAAGGGGTATTCGTGTTTCGGATGCGGAAAAAAAGAGGAGAGAGACAGCTTCTTGAGCTTCGGATTGCCGAAGAGCTGCGCTTCGCCAAAGTCGATGATGTCAACAATGCGGTTGTTCTGCTCCGTCTGCACTTTGTAAACGCGCGGCGTAACGGGCAGCGTGAATTTCTCATCCTCTACGGAGAGGATCACCTGCCGCTTTGCCCCGCCGCCCCCGAGGAGGAAGCCGCCGATGTTATTGACCTGATTCCACAGACTCATGAGGCTCATGCCGTCACACCTCCATTCATGTTGACGTGGCTCTTTGCCATGAGCTGATACAGCTTATAGGCGATACGGTCAAGGTCTGCCTCCTCGCGCACATGGAAGGTGTTTCCCGTAATGGTAACAGGTGCAGCGGCAGGAATAGGCGAGCTGCCGCTCCCTCCCATGCTGTCACGCAGCATCTTCACCGTCGTCGCGTGCGGGTAGACACGCGATCCCTGCGGCAAGTCGATGATCTCACCGCCATTTTCATTGACCTCCGTCCAGCCGCCTTCCCAGAACGAAGTGCCTATGGCGTTATGTCCTGTTCCGTTGCTCGTTGTCAGACCTGTGACGGCAGAACCGGCATCGGCAATCGAGTTTTTCAGATCAATCAGGCTGCTGAATTTCTCTCGGAGCGGGCTGATTACATTCGCGTCGAACCAATCTGCCACACCGCTCCATATAGACTTGACGCCCGATAGTGCCGCGTCAAATGCACCAACAACAGATGTCTTTACACTCTCGACCGCGCCAGTAATTGGCTGCCAAACCGTGGAATCGAACCATGAGGAAACACCGACCCACGTAGCAAAAACACCTTCCCGCACCGCACTTGCTGTGCTGCTGATACCGCTCCATGCCCACTCTGCCGCACCTATGACTGGCCGCCAAACGACAGAATCAAACCATGCAGAAACGTTTTCCCATGTGGAAAATATAAAATCTTTTGCACTGACAGCCGCTTCGCGGATTCCGTTCCACGCCCATTCTGCAGTGCTTGCAACCGGTTGCCAAACGACAGAATCAAGCCACTCTGAAGCGGACTCCCATTTTTCATAAATCCAAGCCAAAGAATCAATACCGAAAGTATGAATGCCATTCCACGCCCATTCAGCCGTACTGGTGATGGGTTGCCAGACTACGGTATCAAACCATGTAGAAGCTTCTTCCCAATAGGGTTTTATTATCTCCCAACCGAGTGCGACACTGCCGACAATCAAGTTGACTCCAGTAATGGCAGCGTCGGAAATTGGCGTCCATACAGCAGCGCTAAACCACGATATAAGCCCTTCCCACTCATTTGCGATGCCCTGCTTCGCACTCTCACAGCCAGCAGAAATATTTTCCGTAATGCTCACCCAGCCGGAGACGATACTTGCTGTTGCGTTTTTCCAGCCAGAGTCGGCGCTTTCAGCTACGCTGTTCCACGTGGAAGAGGCGCTTGTTGTGATACTCTCCCATCCAGTGGAAACGTCTGCTTTCAAACCATCCCAGCCACTCTTTATGCTCTCAACCGCACCATCGAAATTCTCAGCGATTCCGCTACCGATCATTCCGCCGATCTCACTACCGCCAAACGCGCCGGCAACACCGCCAAGGAGAGAACCGATTAGTGCCCCCGGTGCTGCACCGACGCCGCCGAAGAGAGCACCAATGGCAGCACCTCCAGCGGCACCTGCCTTTGCCCCCAGCAGACCACCTGCAAGTGCGCCAGCACCAGAGCCAACGGCAGTGCCCATGCGGTCAGCGTTGTATGCTTCGGTTTGCTTTTGGTATTCAAGCGCAGCGGCTTTTTCCTCGTTAGTCTGTGCCGAATCAACGCCATGCTGCGCCTCTGCTGACGCTTGAGTATTCGTAGTGTAGGCGTCATAGATATTGAGACCCGCAGCCAGAAGGGCAAGTGCACCGCCTCCCTTGAATACTTTGCCGACGCCTCCAAAACGCCCCTTTGGCACTCCTTTAGGCGCGCCTTTTCCACCTCCTGCGCTGCCAGCCGCTCCACCAACGCCCGTCCCTCCAACGGCTCCTTTCCCGTTGACAATAACTGTCCCCGCGTTGACGACCATCTCGCCAACACCCGTGGAAGCGCCACCCGGTACGGGCTTTCCTGCGCCGCCAAGCCCCTTGATGCCGTCAACCGCCTTTTTCGAGAGGCTGACGATCTTATAGAGCCCTGCCGCAAGCGCGCCACCGGCAAGAAGAGAGCCGACGCCGTCCAGCTCAATAAATTTGTTTTTGAGCTGCACGAGCACATCCATCGCACTCCTGCCGATGTCCGAGATGTCGAAACCGTCCTCGATGTAGCCCTTGAACTTCGCAACATCATCCTTGACGCCCTGCACGAACTCCCGCAAGCCATCCGCACCTTTACCGCTCATAAATTCGAGCTGCACGGACTCCCACACGGAGGAGAGGGACTTGAGGTCGCCCTTGAGATTGTCGTTGACGGTCTTCGCCATATTGCCGGCAGCGCCCTCGGCGTTGTCGATCGAGGCGGTAAGCTTGTCAAAATCCGCTTCCGAGGCGTTGACAATCGCAAGGAACCCAGACATAGCTTCCTGCCCTGCAATCGCTGACGCAGCTTCTGCCTTCTCAGCGTCCGTCAATCCTGCAAACGTGCTCCGCAAGTCCTTCATTGTCTGCCGGAAGGGCTTCATCGTCCCATCAGCATTTTTGACGGTGATGCCGAGCCTATCCATTGCAGACCCTGCCTCTTTCGGCGGGTCAACGAGGCGCGTCATCATCGCACGGAGCGATGTACCTGCCTGCTCACCCTTGATGCCAGCGTTCGCCATGAGTCCGACCGCCGTACCAACATCCTCAATGGAGTACTTCAGCGCGCCCGCAATCGGAGCGACGTATTTGAACGTCATGCCCATCATACTGACGTTGGTGTTGGAGTTCGAGGATGCCTGCGCGAGCACGTCAGCGAAATGAGCGGAATCCGATGCCTGCAGTCCAAACGCCGTGAGCGCATCCGTCACGATGTCCGAAACGCGCCCGAGGTCTTCGCCCGATGCCGCAGCGAGATCCATGATACCGGAGATACCACCGAGCATATCATCCGTTTTCCAGCCCGCCATCGCCATGTACTCAAGTGCTTGCGCGGATTCAGTCGCGGAGAACTGCGTCGCTGCGCCCATCTCCTTCGCCTTTGCAGTGAGCGCTTCAAAGTCTGCCCCCGACGCGCCGGAGATCGCCTGCACCTTCTTCATTTGGGCTTCAAAGTCCATGTACGTCTTGACAGTATCGTAGATGCCCATGCCGATGCCCGCCGCCCCTGCCATCTGCATGGAGGTGTTCATCATCATGCCGCCAGCCATACCGGAGAGCGCGCCGCCCGCTTTTCCCGCGAGTCCAGACGCTACACCTGCCGCGCCACTGAGATTCTGACGGACGTTGACCGTCGCCGTGTAGGCTTTGCCCGATAGAGAGCCGAGCATACCCTTGATGCCCGTGATTTTCTCGGTCGCCTTGTCCTTGATGCTGAGCGTAGGAGCATAAGTGCCGCGCAAACCACTGAGTTCTATCTTCGCCTTATCTGCCTTCGCGGCAAGTGCGACGGCAGACGTGGCAGCCTTTTTCATTGCGCTCTCGGTATGGTCAAGTCCCGCAGATGCGCCTTCGGCGGCACTCTTGACCCCGCTGAGACTGTCCTTTGCCTTCTTGGTCTTGCCCGACAGCTCATCCTTGACACGCAGGATCGCAGATATGACATAATCGCTCATCGCAGATTTAACCCCCTTCCTGCCGCAAGTAGCTTCAGTTCTTCGATGTGCTGTCGCTCTTCACGCGCCATCGCTTCATAGCAAAATATCTTCTCCACTTCGGAGAGCGTATAAAAATAGTCCAGTGTGTGACCTCTGAGGACAAGGAAGGCGACGGTACGCGCCTCCCAGTCCTCCTCGATCAGTTTTTTACGTCTTCGTGCAGCTCCGCGCGGATGTTCTTGCCGTAGCCTGCAAGTTCCATGATCTTACGCCCGATAGCGGGAATCTCGCCGGGGTCAAAAATCTTCTCAACAATATCCGTCGGCTCAAGACAGCCGTACGCCTCAAGGAGCTGCGGATCGCGCAGATTCGGCTCGACGACATAACTCAGTATAAGGTGTGCATCCGAATCCTCTAGCTTGAGGAGATCGGCGACGTGCGATCGCGACGGCATTGTCACCGTGAGGATGCCCGCCGAGGTCTCAATGTCATACTTCTGCTTCTTACGTTGCGTGAGCGCCTCTTTCTTTGCGATGAGGTCTTTAATTGATACTGCCATTCGTATTCCTCCCATAAGAAAGCCCCGCAGAATGATTGCGGGGCAAAACCATTTTCTTAAGCATCGATTGTTTCGACAAAAGAAGCATCCTCAGGCGTAAACCCGAAGGGATATTCTTTTTCGACAACTTGTCCCTTCTCAAAGGCCATCAGCGTGATTTCGTCAAGCCAGACGTTATCGATCGAGCATCGTTCTTTTTGTCCGTCAACTGCATCCGGGTCATCAACCAAGCTGACAATCGTCGTGCGCGGATCCTTGCCTGCTTTCCACGCCTCAAGGAATCGACTGATATTACGGTTGATGACACACTTGACCGTCATCGAGCCTTTTCCTGTGAGGGAGACTACCTTGCTGTCCTTGGAGTTGCCGATCAGCACATCCTCACGATCAGCTGTCACCTTTGCCTCATACTTCGAGATTTCAAAAATCAGCAACCCCTCCCACCAGACGCGTCCGTGCGAACCGTTCCAGCGGCGGCGGCCACGATACTTCACATCTTCTGCAGCTCTTGCCATATACTATTTCCTCCTCTCTTACATCGTGAACGTGATGCGCAGATCTTCCATCGCGTTGACAGGTGTAATGCGCCCCGTGAGAAGCACCTGTGTCCCCGTGTTGTACTCGCGAATCTGCTGCACCGTCATCTTGGTCACATCGTCGCCATGCAGGATGGCGTAATCCTTCTGAGCCGCCTCATCGATATCCACCGTATTGATGGCCGTCGGCGAATCATCCAGCACGTTGCCCTTGAGATTGCGGAAATAGACGAGGATCGCCGCAATGAAAAGCATCTTGTGATTGTAGTCGTTGATAACCTTACCCACATACGAATTTTTGAACGTGTCACGGATGTCGTCCGTGATCATGTCCACCGCCTCAATGATCTTGATGTAACGGAAATCCTGCCCTACATCCGTTGTGAACGTATGGAGCGAGTTGCACGCACGCGCAATCTTGACACCGTTGCCGTCCATTTCGTCGATGAGGCAGAGCTGCCCCTTGCTGATGCAGTCGTCGATGTCCTCGTAGGTTTCACAGTCGTAGACCTCATTCAGCTCGTAGTACGTCGCCGAGCGGTCGAGTGCAAGCCCCGCGAGAATGCCCATGATGCGCGCCGTGTACTCCGTCGAGGTGTAGGTGAGGTATTCGGCGATTGAGCTGCTCACCTTCTTGCGGTCGCCGCCTGCCGCTTGCAGTGCATCCGTGTAGGCGGGATTCACGCAACGGATATTGTCCGTCGTGAAATTGATCACGCCCTTGTCGTCCGCGTCGAAATTCGCCACGACCGCCTTGAACGTCTTGCGCTTGATATTGCGCTCCTTCTTGACCCACACAGCAAGATCTTCCTGATCCTGCGCCGTGCCTGTCGGATGGCAGATGTAGTTCCACTTGATATTGTGGAGCTTCTTGAGTACGTCCGCCTGATTGAGCAGCGACTCCCCGCCACCCGGTACAACGTCCGCCATCGGCAGCGTGTAGACCAAGATGCGCAGGGGGATACCGAGCAGCGCCTTCTTGATGAGATCAACGTTCTTTGCCGTCAGCCCCTCATCGGGAATATCTGTGCTGTCCGAAATCTTGTAGAACTTCGAGACGTTCGTCGACTCGTTGTTCAGGATCATCACGCCAATGCCGCGCGCACTGCGGGCAATCGCCGTTGTCGACTTCGTACGGAAGTCAATGATGACCTGCGGCAAACCAAACTTTTCAGCCTCATTTGGCATATTCATTCCTCCTCAGTTTCTTTTTGTCCATTGATAGCAAGCTCCTCCATCAACTCGTATTCCTCGCCCGGCATAGCATCCGCAAAATCGAGCGTAAAACTGTAGTGCAGCACCTCATCAACAATGCGGCTGCTCGTTTCCTGCACCGTGATATGACGATCGCCAATTGTCAGCACAGGCATGAGAGCAGCGTCGAGCGTATCGACCGCCTCGTAGAGCTTCGTGCGGTCAATGCGCCCGCGCGCGTCGGGCGGCAGAACGAGCGACAGCGTGATATCAAGCGCACGCTCATAGATCGTCGGGTCGACCGTGCGCTTTTTCGGCGCAAGCTCAACGTGGAAATACCCCTTTTGAGAATCAGCATTGTTTGTGAAGTAAACGGCATGAGGAAAGTGCTTTTTCAAAAGAGCCGAAATCGCGCTGCGGATGTCAAGGGATGGAATCATTTGAACATCTCCTTTAGAATCTCCTTCGCGTTTTCACGAAAGTTCTCACGCCGTTCGTTGACGGATGTCTTGAGCATGTGGACGCCCTTCTTGACCTTGCCCGTATACTCTTTCTTTCCACCGACCATGCGGACGATTCGATGCCCATACTCAACGTGAGCAGCATAGTCCGCAGCATTCCCGACCTCCACCGTGCCGCCCTGCGGCTGTCCACGCACCCAATTCAATCGCAGTGCGCCCGTATCGACGGGTGTCTTGTCACGCGCAGCACCGAGAAGCTCCTCCGCTTCCACTTTGAGAAACGTGTTGACCGCGCCGCGCTGACGCTTCTCCGCTTCCGCAAGCATTTTCTCAAAATCGTCCAGTCCGCTGATTTCAACCCCCATTTCCGACCTCCCCTCTGCGCCTGAGTGCAATCTCCTGATGTGTCGAGTACGGAAAGCTGATGCCTGCGACAAACTCCATACGTTTCCCCTGACGCAGCACAACAACGCGGTCATTCGCGCGAATATCAAACGCAGGATCACAACAGAGCCGCAGATCGACAAACACACTCACCGCGCGCTCTGTCTTGTTCGTCGTGAGGTCTTTGCCATACTGTGAGAGCTTGCAGGGGATTCTCTCATACACGGGCGTCTCCTCCTCGGCGTAGTCGTCTGAACCGTCTGCCGCCTGCACCTGCCGGAGGCGGTACACGTCCGCGCGGTCATGGTACATCATGCGGCGCAGGATCCCCTTGAGGCTCATGGCAGGCTCACCACCTTACGCCAACGGTTGAGCTTCGGCTTGAGTGTTGCAAAATCCAGATCGGCAAGACAGCCCATCGGGTCGATGTTCGACACGGCAAATTTGAATTCCGTATCATCCATCTTGACACTCGATAGCGGCGCATTTGTCGGCACGCCGAGTTCATTGCCCGCCGTATCCTCATCTGCAAGGCGTTTGCGAATAAGATCAACCACTGAATATACGAGCGGCTCAGGGAAATCCGCGCGGTGACAGTAGTCAAGAATGTCCGTAACAAGCTTCTCGACGTAGAACGCGAGAAGCCCGGCATCAAGCGTCCTGTGCCTCTCCAGCAGGCGTACCTTCTCCGTGATCACCCGGATCGCTTCCTGCTTTTCCACCTCGCGAGCCTCCCTTCGTGCCGCTCTTCCCACCGTCGTTCTTGTCGTCGTTCTTGTCGTTGTTTTGAACGGGCTCGGGAGGTTTCTCCTCCTTCGGACGGAAGCCCTGCGCCCTGTAAATGACCTCGTAGGCGGTTTCTGTCGCCGTGATGGTCACGCCATCTTTTTCGTATTCCTGAAAATCCATGCCGTATCCTCCTTACGCCTTCGGCTTGAGTGCCGCGAATGCGTTCTCCTTGACCGGCAGGAACCCGAGGCGCATCGTTACCTTGATCGCCACCATGTCATTCTCAGCAAGGCTCAGGGGCTTACCGTCGCTCATTGTAACCGACTGCAGCGTTGCCTCACGCAGCGTCTCGTACTGGATCTGGTCGCGGATGCCGATGATGGAGTACTTCCAGTCGCCCGCAATCGCACGCGCCTTCGTCTTGTCCCATGCGCCATTACGCGAGAACTCGATCGGCTGCGAGTAGAGCGTGCTCGAATCGACACCCGTGACGTAGAGCTGATTGCCGTTGCCGTCACGGAGCTTGCGCAGGCTATTCTTGAGGTCGTACCCCGCAACAAAGCCGTTCACGTCAAGCCCTCCATTCTCGACAAGTGCCATCACATCGGAGATATCGAGGTCAAGCTTCGGATTCGTCTCCTCCGCGATCACGTTTCCGGCAGCACTCGCAACGCCGAAGATATTCTTCGCAAATGGCGAGTTCGTGCCAAAGAGACACGCCGAGTCGATTGCCTTGTAGAACGCTTCCGCAATATACGGGCGAACAACGCCGAACACGTTGATTGTCGTATCCTCGAGCTTCTCACGGCTGCACGGTACGATGACCGCGATCTTCTTTGCGACAAGCTCGGGGAAAATCCACTCAGCGACCGATGTCTTAATGCGCTCCGTCTCGCCAACCCAGTATGCCCCGGGACCCGCCGTCATAACGGGGAATTTCTGTGTTTCGGAGGTCATCTCCTGCACCGTCGAGAGCCGCATTACGGACGAGCCGCGCACAATGTCCGCGATGATGTCCGCCGCGATCGGCTTCGGCACGAAGCCCTGCAGATTATCCTTCAGGTATCCCGTGTCCGAGAAACGCTGGAGATCAAAATTCATCTTATTCTTCATAGTCGTCATCCTTTCTTACCTCTTTGCCTGATTGTCATAGATGGCCTTGAAAAAGCCGTTCTCAACGCCCGCAGAGTCACCTGTGCCGCCGCCACTCGCGGCAGGCGCTTTCCCCTTGAGCTTTTCGTTGACACCTGCCTCCACGGCCTTCTTGTATTCCTTCTCAAACGCGGTGATGCGCTTGAGCGTGGTCTCACTGTCCTCGGCAATCAGATAGTCCGCAAACGCAACGGGAAGGCTCCGATCGGCGAGTACCTTCACCGTCTCGAGCTTGAGCTCCTTGCGCCGAATCTCCTGATCTTTCTCCTCAAGTTCCTTGTTGCGTGCCTCGAGTTCCGCCGCACGGCGCTCGTCCTCGGAGAGCTTCGCCAGCCGCTCGGCCTCCTTTTTGTCCGCCGCAGCCTTCTTCTGATATGCTTTCTCCCATTTTGCCTTTTCGTCGGCAAGACGGGCAGCAACAGCCGCGTCGATCTTCGTCTGAGCATCGTCCTGCTTATCATCAGCAGGATCAGCCTTTGGCTTGTCGTCGCTCGCATTGTCCGCTCCAGCGGAATCACCTGCATCATCGCCGAAGCGCTGCAGGTCAAAATCAAACAGATTATCGCTCATTTCATTCCTCCTCTGTGTGAGCGCTAGTTTTATACCGACACGGATATGCGCCGGCGCTCGGATCCCGTTCATAGCAATTCCTCCCCTTTCGCTCAAAAATGAGCATAAGAAAAGCACTCTGCATTTCGCAAAGTGCTTTATGTTCTGTTTTACAGCCCCGGAGTGATCTCCTTGACGCCCTTCAAGAGCCGATAGGCTTTCTTCATCATTGTATTCTCCTCGAGGTATTCGAGCCCTCGGAGGGTGATGCGTGGGCTTGTCAGCTTGAAATCATAGTCATTGCCGCCCAAGTGAATCGGGGCGATGCCGTCGATGTAGCCTGCCTCATAGAGCATGAGCATGATGTGCGCGAATCGCTTCTCCGAGACCTTGAAGTGCTCCGCCGAGAGCCTTGAGAAATCCGGCTCGTCGTCGTCAAGGTACTTATCCAAGAGCGTGAGTATCTGATAAATCAGCTTGAAGTTTGCCATGGCAGCCCCCTCTAAGATTCAGAACACCAACCTATCCCATATTTCTTTAGGTGTCTGCTCGAGGGCGATATTCTTACGAATAGCAGATTCAAGCGTAAGAGCAGCGTTTTCATATCCCTCAATCGTAGGATGAAGAGGGTCGATATATGCAACTCTATCCAAGGAGTTCTTACCAAAAATTTTACAATATGCCTCCTCCGTATCGTTGAAGAGCTTTCGCGCTACGGCTAACTCTTCGGATTCTTTGATGCTGACCATTCTGTCCCCTCCTTCTCATGCAAGCAAAATCAACCCGACGATGAGATTCATATACTCTTCATCATCTTCTATTTTGGCAAAATCGTAGATATTTTGACCAGCTTTCCTCGTTGCCCGTTTAATCTGTTTTACGCCGCAAAACAGGCTTTCAAGCCCCATGCTCAAAACTTCGCTGGCATTTGAATACTCTTTCCCGATATAAGGCGAGATAAAATTATCTTTTTTTGTCACCTCTCCCGTTCTGTAGCCCATACCTTGCAGAATGCTCCGCAAAGGCGTTAAAGATTCCCCTGACGTTCGGTCAGCGACAAACTCCTTTGATATGCGCAGAGCATTCGGATTCAAGCACTCAATCATGTGCCCGATTTCATGCCACGGCGTTATTTTACGATTTCCCTCCATGTGGATTGTAAAATAATCAGTTAGATAGTTCATCATGGTCATATCGTATCTTCGCCCAGGTGTTACCGCACCTTCACAGAAAAAGCCCCTACTTGTTTTCTTTGTGTAGAGCTTCCGTCCCGTAGCGCTGAAATAGTCCACCCACGCTTTCGGATAATGGGCGAACGCCTCAGAGAGCATCTGCTTGTTGACCGTAGAACAGCCCTTCGCCCATTGCTCGGGGCGCAAAGCACCGCCCATCTCCCGATAATTGGCAAATATTGTGCGAAGTTTGGCAGGATTACCGATGACGCCCAGAATATCATGCTCGTCGCATACGGCTTTTCCGAGGCTCACAACGTCCTGAACCGAACACGTATCAAGCTGCGTCGCAGCAATCTGCTTTTTGATTGCTTCCTTTGCGTTAATTGTACCACTTTGAGCACCTGCGTTCAAGGCCCCCGTCGCATTTGTCGCCTGTGATGCGACATTGCCAGCCTCCCATTCCTCGAGTGTCAGCTTCTTGTCCACATAGACGGCTCGCCAATCGTCATATTTCATGTTCGCAGGGACAAGCACATTCTTGCCGTTCTCGTCTCGTGCGATGCGCGTGCCGCTCTGCGGCCTATACTCACCTTTGAGACAACCCGAAATGACGGAGCGGCAATGCGGATGCAGGGGCGGCATATTCTTCCCCGGCATCGCCTCCTCCACGGGGAACACATCACCATCATGGGACTGGCAGAGATTTGAGGTGCGCTTGTCAAGCGTCGCAATGAAGCGATAGAACTTCATCCCCGCATCCTTGATGGAGTGCAGCGCCGCTTGATTCTGCACGTAGTTCAGTTCGGTACGGACAAGCCGCACCGCCTCTTTCGTACCGACGCCCATCTTTTGACGGACGACGCGCGTCATGTCCTGCACGGATACGCCCCGATGCGCAGCGGCGATGATGTTCTGCTGAATGACCTTCGCGAGTTTGGCATTGTTTGACCAAATTCGCTTGGAGTAGTTCTTGCCGCTCCACGGGACACGCAGTACGCGCTCGAGTTTTCCCCCATCAACGAGGGACACAGTCCCCTCAAGGCCGCGCTTCTTCCCGATCTCGTACAGTCCATGATAGTAAAAGTCCTCATAACCCGATTTCAGGAATTCTTTCATGGCTTTCTCCGTCTTTTTTGAGAGAAGCGCCATTTCTTTGAACGTGCCCGCCCGCAGCGCATCAAGACGCGTGATCCGGCTGCGCATGGCAAGTGTATTCAGCTCACGCAGGAGCTCAGGATTCCCTGTCGCATTGATCTCCTTGACGTATTCGGCAATGTCCATGCGCCACACACGATATTCCTTGCCCGTAAGAAGCTGCTGCGCCGCCGCCATGTCCATTCCGTTGTCGGTTGCGAACCGCTGATAGAGTGCACTGATGTCCTTTTCGATATGGGCAAGGGACTGCTCATAGTAGGCGCGCAGCTCTCGCTCAATCTCCTCGCGGCTCTTCTTGTCCCACTTCTTTTCAAGTTCTTCCTGCCGCTTTTTCCAGTACTTCTCCGTCGGTGTCGCCTTCGTCTTCGCCATGTGCGCCCGCCCCTATTCCGTAATCATTCTCCTCCTGCTCCTTTTTCAGCTCCTCCAGCTCCTCGGCTGGATCCGTGACAAACGGCAGGAGCGAGAGCAGCCGCTTCTGCGAGACAAGCCCATAGAGTGTCTTGACGATCTCTGCCTGTTCCTGATTATTGGCGGGGATATTCGCCGTAAAGGTGATCTCGATATCTCGAAAATCAATGTCCGCCTTGCTCTTGGTTTTGAGCATCCCCGCAATCAACTCAATGCGCCGCTGCAGTCCCTTCTTGAATCCACGCTCCTTGCGGCTGCGCACCTGCTCAAGCCCAATGAGCTTGTACTTGATGGCAACGCCGGAGGTGTTCCCTGCAAAAGCATCGTCGCTCATGTCGGGGATCGCGCTGAATTTGTGAATATCATTCTGTAGGCGCGTCTTGATATTCTCGATGTAGGTATCGTTGAGATTCTTGATCAGCCACTCCGCGCTGCCGCCCTCATCGAGCGTCATCATCTTGTTGCGCCGAAGCTCTGCTGCATCCTCCCCGTTCATGCCACCCATGCCCTTGAGCACGAGATAAGCGTCCGTAAAATCCTCCATATCGTCGAGCGTGAGGCTCTGCGCCTTGTTGTACGCGTCCACGAGCGTCATAATGCCCTCGAAATCACCGCGGCGGGCATCGTTGTTAGGGTATTCGATCACGGGTACGCCGTCGAAGTAATGCGGCACCGGGGCACTGTTCCGGATCAACTTATTCGCGGTGTAGTCGTAACTTGTGACGCTGTGCGCGTCGTAGACATCCACATAGTCGTTGTACGTCGACCCATCAAGGCTTACAACACGGTAGCGGCGGATGGCGGCGATCAGGTTCTCCTCAAGCGTCGCATCGAGAACAAGAATAACCTCTTCCGATGGAACGGCACAAAAGCGGATCTCTGCCTCTGCGTCAACGTAAAGCACCTCGTATGCAGCCCCTGTGACACTCGCCTCTGCTGCAAGGCGCAGATTGCCGTCCGCCTCATCGTTGTACCGGAACACGTCCTGCAGCGCGCTCACGGCATCCGTATCTCCCGACACCGAGGAGTATGCAACTGGCTGACCCATGAAAAAGCCCGTGCTCATGTTGGTGATGTATTCGCAATAATTCGCGACGATCTTGTTGTTGGGCGCGCTGACAGAGCGCTGCTCTTTTGTAAGGATCTTGTGCTTGCCGACGTAATAATCCTTGAGCTCCAGCACATGAGACACGAAATCCCGCTCATGCCGCTGCAGAATATCCGCAATATCCTGCGGGTCGAGCACCTCTTTTGTGGTGTGTACCCTCATAATCCAAAATCCTCCTTCGTGAATCGATGCTTGAGATCAACCACGTCATAATCATCCAACCCGTACCACATTGCGGAAAACGTGTGCGCATCCCTGTTGAACTCATCCGGGATGATCTCATCATCCCGATCCACGGCGTAGGTAAGCTCCTTGAGTTCGTCGATGCAGTGCACGCACGCATCTGAACAGATGATACGGCGAAAACGCTTCAGCTTGCGCGTATTGTCAAGGCGCGAATGGCGGCTGCCACCGTTGTTTTTGTGCGTCGCGACCATATTGAATCCGCGTTTCTGATAGTAGCGGATTGCTTTCGGCTCTGCTGAGTCTGCCTTGATGCGCTCACGCGTCTCGACAAATTCCTCCAACGCATCTGCCGTCTCGTCGTCCGTCATGTTTCTACGGTAATACTCCCAGTAGATATAGAGCCATTTATTCTCATGGTCGATTGCCATGCGGACGACGGCGTTGTACGATTCCTCAAAACCAAAGTCCATGCCGACGCGCAAATACTTACGCGGGATTTCTTCGACCGCTGCCATAACCTCATCATGCGGCATGACTTCAAACTGCGGCAGGACAAGCCTACCATTGACGCCGAACTGCCCAAGACGGGCGATGCGATAAAGATCGGCGTCGTACGCCTGCATCTCATCGAGCTGCTCGATGTAATCCACCGGCAGAAACAGGTTGTCGTCGGCAACGGAGTGATGATAGTATGTGTTTCCCTCACGCATGACACGCCGCGCATAGAACTCTTTATCACCCAATCCACGGCTCTCAAAAAAATGCTGATACGTCCAATTTGACCGCGCCACAGGATTGGTCGTCAGGATGATGTGCAGTGGCAGCGTCGGATGTCGCAGACGTCCGAGAAGCTCCTTAAAGCCCGCATACTTGAGCTCGCTGCACTCCTCCACCCAGACGAGGCTGATGTTGTTGATGGACTTGAGCTTCGCGGGCTTATCCATCCCTTTGAACACGATCTTGCTGCCGTTGGGGAAACGCATCTGCATCGGCGAGGCGTTGAAAACGATCATCGCGCCCAGCCCCATGTCCTCCACAATCTCCCGAAAGAGCGAAAAGCAGCTGTCACGAATGGTGTCATAAACCTCACGCACAACAAGCACTGTCCTGCGTTCGCTGAGGAGCTTCAGAATGACTTTCAGCGCAACATGATACGACTTCGAGGATCCGTAGCCACCGACGAGGAAGTAAATCTTGCTGTCCCAGTCGAACAGGAAAGATTCGAAATGCGGATTAACCTCTTTTCGAATGTCCATCAGTCCCGCTCCTTTTTCGCCTGTATTGTGATACTCAGCGCCCTATCCTCGCTGCTCCCGCGTGCATTGAGGAGCTTCTGCTTGGTCTCAATGGCGCGAAGCTTCTTCTCCTGCACGCGCGTCAGAGCCTCCTCAACCAGAATGATCTTGTCAATCAAGAGTTTTGTGTGTTTTGTGCGCACCTTGCGCCGCCCCGTAGGGTTGTCCTTTGTATAGACGAAAACATCCTCATGTTCAGCAATATCTTTCTGATTTCTCAGCTCCTCAATCCGTGTGAGCATACGCAGTTCTCGGAGGCTGAGAAGCTGTATTGTCTCATCAATCAACGACAGCGGATCCTTATCAACACTCTCACACAAGCGGCGCTCATCATCATCGAGTGCGTGCATCCAGATTGCGGAGTATTCGCCCGTAGTGACAGCGTTCTGATTCCCGCGAGGAGCGCCATGCCCAACTCCGTTTTTGTTGCCAACAGCGGCGCTGCCCCCGCGCCCTCCGCGGGGCGCGGGGCCCCCCCCCCCCCGAGCCGGGGCGCCTCCCTTTTTGTGGCGCTCCCATTTATCCTCTGCCTTCCATTTTCGAATACGGTTTGCCGGCAGCCCAAGCCGCTCTGCTATCTCAGCCAGCTTTATCTTCCCACCGCTCTCCGTGTATATTCGCAGAGCCTCCTCGCGCTGCGGATTCCTCGCCCTCGCCATTTACATACTCACCACCATCCTCACCGAGTCCATTTGCTTGTTTCCACCCATACAAAAAGGACACTGCCGCAGCTATGCCCCCAAATTTTATACTCCCACCAACGAAACATAAAAAACCGCAGAAATTTATATCTCAGCCTCCGTCCAACAGAAAAGCCGCCTCGAATGAGACGGCTAACCGTGATGGGATATAGGAGGAGAGATCAGTGATTTAGGGCTATCCCTAAATAATCCACGCTATCATATTACCACGGAAAAAGGCGTTTATTACACATGTGTATTTAGAATTTTTCTTTGCTCCAACTTCAGATAGGCTTCGACAACACGGTCGATGATATATTTCCACATCTCTTGAAGAGCTCTCTCACTCACAAAAAACTCCGAGTTGAGAAACCGCTCCCCCATCGACTCGCAGTACATCATCTGCGTACGTACAAGCCACGCCCTACGCCCTCTCCCTGCTTTATCTCGTGACGCCTTGCGCCGCGCATCAAGGAATATACGTTTACGCTCCGATAACCCACGCTCGACAAACTCTACCGCCCGCAGCCACGTATATGCAGGATACGTCTCGTCAAACCTCACACCGCGCAGAGCCTCTGCCTCCGTCGGATGTCCCGGCAGATTCCCGCCCCCTTGCGCAGGTGTGCCCCGTACATACTCCTCACGCTTTAGGCGATATGTTTTCATCTCCTCAGTATAGTTCAACAGCATCGCCTCCGCCTGTTTGCGGTCTTGCCGAATCTCATCTGCCATCTGCAAAGCTGCGTCATTTTCAAGCATCGAATATCTCCTGTCTACGCACCAAAAGAGCGGCGCATGACCGCTCTTTGTTTATCGCCGTTTCCTCTCAGTCTCTACAAACTCAATAATAAATTGTCCAATCGTTACACACATAAACTCCATAATCAGGAACATTCCCAAATCAGCATAGGTAGTCATATACAGAAAGACACTATCGTGTAAAGCAGCATTGTTGCATCCCATAAACCATACGTATCCGATCGCCAACGATATAACCAGTGCTATGATTTTCAGTAACACAATACCCCTCCTCAAAACGGAATATCCTCATCGGGTACGGGCGTCCCTGCATATGCTCCTCCGTTTGTAGTGCTTGCTCCGCCGCCTTTGCTGTCGCAGAACTCCATGCTATTGACGACGACCTCCGTCACATAGCGTTTCGTTCCATCGTTGGCATCATAGCTGCGTGTCTGGATGCGTCCCTCGACGGCAATCTTCTTGCCCTTCGTACAGTACTGACTGATTACCTCAGCCGTCTTCTCCCACGCTACGCAAGAAATAAAGTCTGCCTGCGGATTCCCTTCCCCGCTCTTACGTCTGTCAATCGCCAGCGTAAAGGAAGCATAAGCCTTGCCGCCCTGCGTGTACTTCACATTCGGGTCGCGTACGAGCCGTCCGATTCCTACAAAATGGTTCATTTGGATTCCTCCCCCTTTTTACAATTCATCCACGATCAACGCACCGATCAGGATTCCTACGAAAAACACCGCTGCTTCAACCATGTCACACCTCACACTCTCAACAACCCGCGCTGCACGGCGACGTATTTGCCATAGCTCAGCCCTGCTTTACGCGCAGCAGTCGCCTTCTCATCAAGGCTTTTCTGATCTGTCGGTGTATGCTTTTTCACATACTCACGCGGAGCATATTCTTTTTTCTCCTCGTGCATCCGTGCCGTATTACATGCATTGCATGTCCGCGTTCTTCCTTTGGAGGAAAACACCGTGCCGCATCTTGTGCAAATTTTCCTTCCCGCCGCACGGCAGGCAGAGCAGAACTTCGCGCCATTCAACGCTTCAAACGTCTCGTTACAGATCAAGCACTCTTTCTTCATGATGCTGCCCCCTCTGTCATATCTTCGTCATCGAGGAAGTCAAAGAGCGTCGGAGCACTAAGCTTTGCCTCTTCAGCTTTGAGATATCCTACGCCGTCACGGAAATAGTCTGCATTCAGCTCCGTGGCCATGCCGCGCCGCCCGCGTTTCAGTGCGCAGAGAGGGACGGTCATCAGTCCCCCGAACGGGTCAAAGATGAGATCGCCCGCATTGCTGTACCGGTCAATCAGGCGCTCCACGATGTCAAACTGTAGGGGACACACATGGAGCTGTTTGCCCTTTTGCGCTTGGAGTGTGTTCATGGTCCGCATACGGTTGATGTCGTCCCAGACTTCATCCGTCCAGCTGCCGGGCGCGACGACCATAAATGTGGCGGGCAGTTTCTTGTCTTTGTCGAGCTTCTCTGCCATCGCAACGTGCTGCGCGTAGTTATAGACACTCTCGCGGCTGTACTTCCGATAGACGCGCTGGAGGTCACTCACGGGGAACTGCATGACCTCCTCTTTCGTGAGCGGGCGATCTCCGCTGCTGCGCCAATATCCGTGTGCGTCAATCTGCCACCGTCCCCGCGTATACTCCTCTTTGCTCTTTTTGACCGGATCATCCGCGTACGCCTTGGAGGTGTCCGTGGGGAGTTTTCGAAAGAGTAGGATGTACTCAGGGCACCCGACGCCCATCTTGCTGCCATCCTTGCACTGCTCCGTCCACCCGAGTCGGTAGGTCTGATTATTCTCGCGTACAACGTCCGTCACAACCGTAATCATGCCGAAATACTGGAATCCATGCCGCATATAGTGCTCAATGCAGAGCGCATGGAACGGCTCGATGGTCGGCATCCCCGTCCCCGTCGCGTTGCCAAAGAGCACACGATCTTTGACGTGACAGGCAAACACGCGCCCGGGCTTTAGGATGCGCAGGAGTTCTGGACTCAAATAGTCCATCTGCTCGAAGAATCGCGCCGTATCCTCATTATGCCCGAAATCGTTATAGCTCGCTGTGTACTCGTAGTGATTGGAGAATGGGATGGATGTCACAATCTCATCAACGGAGTTATCCGCCATCCTCTTGGTTTCCTCGATACAATCGTTATGAATGGCCGTCCAGCCTTCACCTTTTATTTCCACACGATCAACTCCTATGCTTCGTCCCATCTCAGCTGCCGCCTGTGCACCGCCAAGCCCATATTCCTTGATGATCTCCGCCATCTTTTGCGTCAGGTGATTGTACTGCGTCCACTTGTGCTGCAAGACTTTGAGGATCTCCTGCTCGCTGTCCATGTAGATGATATCCACGATGACTTTATGCGGCTGCAGAAAGCGGTGACAACGGTGAATCGCCTGTATGAAGTCGTTGAATTCGTAGTCGATGCCAAGGAAAATCATGCGGTGACAATGCCGCTGAAAGTTGCAGCCGCTCCCTGACAGCTCCTTTTTCGTCGCAAGGATGCGGAATTTGCCGTCGGAGAAGTCGATCGTGTTCCGCTCACGCACGTCCATGTCCTGTGATCCGTAGATTTCCCGCGCCTCCGGCAGAGCCTGTTTGATCGCCTTCCGCTCATCTTCAAGGTCGTGCCAAATGATAAAGTGGTCATCGGGGGCGGCATCGACAATCTCCTTTGCCTTTGCCATGCGTGTCGCAATGCTCTCACGCTTTTCACGCGCCGCCTCAGATAGCCCCTGCGCCGCATCGTGAAATATCTTGATCTGGCCATCCTTCTCCTCCGTCAGCTCCGGCGGCCGTCCGAGCTTGTGATAGCGCACCTCGAGTTCGGGCAGGTCGTAGCCCATATCGTCATAACCGAGGTTCGATGGTTTTTGAATGAAAAGTGCCCAGGTCGAGAGCCAGAGCCAGAACTCTTTCTCCTTGTGCGGGTAGAGCGTCAGATTGTTCGCCTTCGTACTGTCGCGTTTGAAAAAGCGCGTGAGGGCTTGCCCTGTGTCCATGATCTCAAGATATCCCGCATAGTGGATGAGTTCCTTGTACTTGTTCGGGGGCGGGGGTGCGCGGGGGAGGAGGGTTTGAGGGGAGCCCCCGGGACT